TGACAAGTCTCTCAATGTCTGCATCAGCTGCTTTACGTGTCTTAAACAGGAGAGAAGCAATGATCGGTACGTTAGCCGCAGCCTGAGCACCATACTTAGGCGAGATAAACGTAATCTGTGCAACGTGTGAGGCGTTAAGAACGAACTGATCAGGGTTACCCAAACCCATCTTCATGTGGAAAACAACAGCCCTAGTACGACCAGCTGCGTTACCAATCCAGTCAGCAGGGTTTGTTACAACAGGCCCTACTCCCGATAAACCTGTCTTATCTTCGATAAACTTACCCAACGGACCTGTCTTATCGTAGATAAACTCAGACAAGGAGGTCATGTAAGGCGTGGTTGCATCTGTACGATCCAGCAAACCAAGACGTGAAGCAATAGCCTGTTGTTGCTGCTTCATCTCACGGTTGATACCTTTATTGTCGTCACTAACTCTAGCAAGTCTAATAAAGTCTTCTGGGTTGTGGGGTACATCACCATCAAAGGTCACGTTACCTCTAGCTCTAGCCTTTCTGACCCAGCCGTTAACTGCGGACTGAGTAGCCTTGTAGTGTGAGTAACGGTAAGCCTCAGACTTAAACTGTTCTACAATGTTTTCGATAGGGCTTTGGTTTACTGTACGTCCACCACCATAGGTCATAGGTGCTGTGTCACCACGTCTACGAGTCACCCGCATAGACTGGTACTCACCCATGTTCATCCCTGCACCCTCAGGAATGGATGCCTCTACTTTAGCATCTCTAGCCTTAATGTCAAAACGGTTAGTGAAGCTCTCATTGTGATCAGCAGCAATTCTCTTAAGAGTATCAAAGTCTACTACGTTACGGTTCCAGTCGTTATTACGAGCAATGATTGCGTTAACCTTAGCAAGGTCTTCACCAGACAAGTTAAGTTTCCGTATACCCTTCAAACCTCTTGAGGCAATGAAAGGGGCTAAAGCATCTACGATATTGTTAAGCTGGTTTCTAGCTGTTCTAGCTTCCTTCACACTGAAAGAACCAAGAAGTGTACGGAAACCACCAGTTACCTTACGACCACCTGCTAGTGTTTCGTCGTAGCTTGTACCAATAAAGTGACGCAGCCTGTCGTTGTTACGAGGACCACCTACGTTGTAACCTAGTACGTCAGACTTAAGAGGTACTCGTGTAGAGACAACATCAGTTACGTGATCGTACTTGATACCGTCAGCTGCCTCAAAGGGTGCATCAAGTTTGTAGACGACTCTCTCACCAACCTGACTTGGGTTTACTTGACCCGTCAGTCTGCTAAACACAACAGTGTTCTCAGGAATTGTATCAACTACAACACCAATCGTGTCGTAACCCTCTTCAACAGTTACAGTACGACCATTGCGTTCAGCTACTCTCTTGAGAATATCTGTGGCTTTGATGTTCCATGCTGCGTTGTTGATGTCAGTAAGGGCTGAGTAGGCTTTGAGTTGCTTCTCTGTAGGTGTCCTACCGTACAAAGCAAAGAAGTCTCTGATGAACTCAGGATGAGTAGGAGCACCCCTGACAGCAGCAAGGCCTGTGTCAATGTCACCAAGGATACCATCACGGTAGCCTGTCATGATACCTTCAACTTCTTCAAACTCTCCCTTAGAAAGAGCACGGACATCCTTGAAGGACTGATCAGCAAACTTAGAGAACCGTGTTACTACACCCTCTGCTGCGTTAATCAGGAAGCCTAGACGTTCACCAAGGGCTGTCTGAGGTGCGGAGATAACACCAGCTACTGCTCTCTTGAAAGCATTCTCTTCTGGTCTCACATCCTCAAGTGCATCAGCAAGGCGACGAGTGTCAAGGCGTTCACTGTACTCAAGGTAGTAACCCTTGGGTTGAACCCGTGCTTCTGCACCGTCAGGAACATCTGACATCTTCAACACAGGCTCACCTGTATCTGTACGAATAACTCTAGGTGCTTCTACTACTTTGTAGTCAGGGTTGTTGTTTACAGCCTTAAGTGCAGCTTCTTTAGTAGGGAAAGCTCTTCCATCAATAGCATTACCTAGACGTACAGTAGCTGTGAACAGGTCAGAACCTTCATCCAGAGTCTTGTACAAAGCAGCTGTAGGGTTGTTAGTTACTCTAGCAACTCTAGATACAACGCCCTCTGCAAGTTCCTGTACTGCCTCAACAGAGAAAGCTCTGCCTGAAACAGGGGACTTCATAAGTTTGGACATCTTCTCAAAAAGCATAGAAGAGTACGTACCCTGAGTAGTACGAGCAGAGTTAGGCATGTTCACTGGACGTGTAGGGCCTTGGAAGGGGTCCATAGCACTAGGCCCAGCCTTAAAGACAGTGTTGTCAGGACTAGCACCTGTGTTCATCTGACGGACTGTAGCATCTGCCCCTGCATCTGCACCTCTCGTAGCTGTCACTGCATCTGTAGCAGAACGAGAAGACATCAATCTCTCAAGGACTTCCCTAGATGCTTTAGGAATACCTGTAGCTGCACCCTTTGCAGCAGACAGGCCTAGACGAGCAACACCTCTTGTTGTACCAGCTGTAGCAACTTCAACCCAACCAATAAACTGCTTAAAGCCAGCCGCAGGATCAGTACCGAAGTTTTCTAGTTGTGCTTGAACCTCTCTAAGGTTCTCGAACTCTCTGATGTTAAAGATACCTTCTCTTTCAGCAGAGTCAAGTTCAGCTTCCCAGTATGCTTTGAAGGCTTCTGGGTCTAGGTTAAGTGTTTCAGCATACTCTTGGCTCTTAGTCTCATCATACCGTTGAATATTTCTAAGAACGAGGAGAGGAAGTTGAGCAAAGTTATCGATGCCACCAGCAATCCAACGGAAGGTAGAAGGATCGTTAGCTTCTAGCCTTGCTTCAATACGGGTAGTCAACCACTCGTAGTTAGACAACATCCCAAGACCTTGGGGATCAATCTCTCCATCGTCAGTCATCATCATGCTGTTAAAGAAATACTCTCTAACACCAACAGTTTTACTCTGACGATCTTGGTATGACCTCATCTTTTCAGCTGCTTCTTCAACGGGAATACCCGCAGCAAACAAGGTGTCTAGGTATCTCTCTGAGTCAGGGTACTGACGTAACAGGTCTTCATGAGTAAGGTCACCCGCAACCCTCGCATTAGAAATCTCTACAGGGTCTACCTCAAGGAGGGTAGACTGTTGGTCAACAATAGCTTGTTCACGAGGAGACTCAGGGTCAACCCTAACAGGAGCCTGTTGAGGTTCGTCACCGAACTGCTCCTCTAGACTTGTTAGAGTATCTTCGAAGGAAGGGATACCAGTCATTTAATTTTCTTCCTTAATAACCCGTGATTGAACTTCTATAGGAACTGCTTTGATTCATGGAAGAGGCCCTTGCCCTGTTTGCTTGAAACCCTTGAAAAGAGTCACCAATACCGCCTAAGAACTGCTGACCTTGACCAGACATACCAAAATTCATAGCACTAAACCCTAGACCAGCAATCTGATTGGCTCTCTGTTGCTTAATACCTAGTTCAGTGATCTGACCAGAAAGACCACTCATCTGTGTACCGAAGCCTAGTTCAGAACCAAGTTGAGAACGTCCAGAACCTACTGCACCCTGCAAACCAGAAGACTGAGCTACTCCAGATGCTTCAGCAGATGCTCTAGCCCTAGCAGATGCAATCATGTTAGATCGGATAGCTGCTCTACGTTGTCTCTTCTGTTGCAGTTCTTGTGCTCTCTGTTGCAGACGAGCAGACTTACTAGCTGCTCTACCAGCTTGAACTGTACCTGCTACACCTGCTACTGCACCAGCTGCTACTAGACCACCAGCAACGGCAGAGCCTCCTCCAATAGCTGTTAGGGCGGGAACTAGAAAGGCCATACTATATCTCCTTTATGAAGGCTGCTTCTGCCTTAACAAAACTTTTCTTCTTCAGCAAAGATTCTAATTTGCTTACGTTTTCCATAGGGACTGTACCAAACTTAATGGCAACACAGTTTTTACTTTTACACCAAGACTCGTAATTAGCTAAAAGTTTTAGAAAGTTTCTTCCAGCTTGTTTATGGTCATCTAGCCAAAAGAATATTTCAGAACCTATCTTAGTATCACTAAAAGGATTATCTACTGTTGTAAAAGCTGCAAAGCCTTTTATCTCTTCTTCTACTTCAACGACTCTACTGTAGCACAAAGGACTTTCTAGCACACTCTTCAAAACATCTTGAGTTTTATTTCTGTTAAACTTGCCTGTTTTTTCGTAACCAGCTTTCTTGTAAAACTTCTTACAAAAGAAAAGAAGTTCGAGTAGATCATCTTCTGTAGCTTTTCTAATTTTAGATTCCTGAGTTTCTTGCACCGATTACCTCGTAGCCTACCAGATGAAAGTCTTTACCTGCTGTACTCTCAAACCGTAGTTTCATTGAACGTCCTCTGCCTCTGACCTTTGACTTAGTAACAACAGTATCTGTAGGATAGTTGATTGAGCTAAGATCGTCAGGGTCTACAACAGGAACATCCTTAAGTTTATAGATTTCTCTAGGGGTAGAGTTAGCCTTGCTTAAGTTCCAAGACACGGACATCTTACAGCTAGAGGGATTGATGAAGGCGTAACCTAGTCCGTCAGCAACGTAGCCATCCTCTGTCACACGCATGTAAGTTGTAACGTAAGGGGCATTCTTAAAGCCTGACAGGTTACCCATGAAATCGTAACCAGCTTCCGCAAAGCTACTGTAGTCTGCATCACCCCAGTCTAGGTAGCTGTCACCTCTAAACGTGGCAACAGTAAGTTTGGAGTCTACACCACTACGTACAAGCAGCTTAATCTCACTGTCACCCTCTAGGAAGTCACGGTACAAAGTAGCAACCACATCGTCAGAACCGTTAACAATAGTATCAGAACCGTTAACTACTTGTGTCTCTGTAGAGGTAGAACCTAGACCACTAAAGTAAGAAGTGCCAACAATGTAGTGTCCGTCTGTACCGTCACTTACTTGCCAAGGGTAGAAGGCTTGGAGAGCCAAATCAAGAACAAGGATGTTGTTGTACTTGTAATCAATGGTTTCATCTTTGTCAGGATAGAACCAGAAGATACGTTGATTGATCTGGTCGTACTCAGCAAAAGCCTGTGCTTTCTTTTCGTTAGGAATGTCATTCCACAGAGTTTGAATAGTAGACAGGGACAAGTTGTTAGCAGTAGGTGTGTTCAGGTTCTCACCAGCTTGGATTGCGTAGATTCCTGTCTTACCCCACCAGATAGGAACACCACCACCAACTGTAAAAGTATTCTCATTTACAATACCTACATCAGAAATCTGAGTAATGGCAAACTCTGTAGCACGGAACACGTTGTCTACACCAGCTACAGCCCATACACCGTTCTCAGCAAACACCAGTAGGGAAGCACCTAGTACGTGTAGTTTACGAATGTTGTGAGCATCTGGAATACTAACTACACCACCATCTGTGTCTAGAAGATCAGAAAGAACTTCTGATGTTGGGTCATTAACCTGATAGCAGTTACCAATGTCTTTGATGTTTTCAGTTAGTCTAGAGAAGTAAACCTTGCCGCCGTTCTTAGCTGAGTCAATACCTGAATAGAAAATACGTCCAGCATAGGCTGCAACAGAACGGAACCTGCCTGTCTCGACTTCAGTAGCAATGCTATTGGTACGAACTTTGTTAAATACGTCTAGAACATAGTGACCGTTAGCTGCAAGGGAGGAGCCTGTGTAAATCTCTAGCCAGTCTGCCTTATTGAAGGCCCCGTTAGCATCTTTACCTGAATACCAAGCATGTGTTAGAGCAGGGTAAGTTGTTGAAGCACCATAAGTTGTTAGAGCAGCCGCACCCTTCGTTCCGACCCAACCTACGTTCTCTGTATCGTACTTTCTCTGATTGCTGACTAGGGCTGTACCTTCTTCAAAGTATTCATCGGTCACTTCATCAATAGAACCCTGCCATTCGAAGTCACGTTCTTTGAACTCAATGGCTGTGCCTGTAATCTTATTAGGACTACCAGCTGCATCATACTCAAGGTACACTGTATCAATAGCAGGAGAAGCAACAACCAACACACCGTTCAAAGAAGTAACTTGAATACGTTCTTCTGAAGGGGAAAGATTGTTGTTAGCAGAAACTGTACTTAGATCAAAGCTCGCATTTGCAACCTTCTGATCAGACAGAGGGTTCCTAGCCTTCTCATAAAAAGTTAAGTCCTTGCCGTTCTGTACAACAAGGAACTCTAGATTAGTTTGACCTGCTACGTTGTACCAGCTTGATGTCTGGATAACAGAACCTTCTGTAATAGCTGCACCAGAAGTTACAGCATTCTCCTCTAGAGTAACAGCCTTACGTCTACGACGAGTGCCATCTCTCTCTAGAGCACAGTTAAGTTCATCTACAGATGCGTTCTCAGGGAACGTAAGCTCAGAGGCCTCAGTAATGAGACCTTTGACAAAGGTGTTAACCGTTCTTTGTACTAAGCTCTGAGGCATCTAGTTTTTCCTTATCGGCCTTACGAGCCTTGGACCTGTCATTAACTGCTTTACGAGTAGTTGGCTTCTTCAGTTCGAGGTGTCGAGTTACAGCCTTCAATGCTGAATCAATTCCTGTCCACCTACCGTTTAGTTCCTGAGGAACCTGTGCTCCGTTCTCATACTTGACTGCGTAAAACTTAAAACCGTCTTGAGGTTTATAAACGATTAGTGCTTTTTCTGTCTTGTCACTGTGTACTTTAACTTCTTGACCGTCAGCACTTCGGGTTAATTTAACGTCTGCCATAGTTGTTATGAGGCCTTCCTCTATTTACTTTGTATTTATCGTTCTGGACGTAAACCTTCTGACGCCTAGCTATCTGCTCAATCTTAGGGTCAGGACCTGTCTTAAACAAGGACATTGCTGTGCCTTTAGATTCTGCTAGAAGGTAGGGAAACATAACTTCGTCAATATCAGGAGTAAAGGTGTCGGAGAAAGAATCAAATGTTGGGAACTTAACGCCGTATGCTCTTGTCTTAGAAGAGGTTAGAGTAGCATCTACTGAAGACATGTAAGCGTCCAGTACTACATGCTCATCATCAAAAGATGTGTAGTAGGTAGGCATCACATCATTACGAATAAGAAGTGTACTGTCTGCTTGAACGTCACCAACTTGCTTTACATTAGACGCAAGACTGTCTCTACCGTCAGACAAAGCAAAGAAATTATCTGGCTCTAAGTAAGTCAACCTCTTGTAGTCTACCCCACCAACTGCCTTAGAAACATTGTAGTCTAGAAACTCAATGTTCTTTACACGGGAAGGAAAGGAGAAGTGAGTAGGACGAGCAGAGCTAGAGAAAGAAGTCAGCTTAATTGCTTGAGCATGTTCAGGAATAATACGAGAAGAAATAAGACTAAAGTACGTATTCTCAACTACCTTAGCTATTTGTTCAGCTTCATTAGAATCTGAAATGCTATTGATCTCCTCCGAATCCATATCGGACAAGATGTTTTGCACCATTTCGAGGAGAGTCATTTTCATGTTATGCACTCATTCCAATAATAGAAACATAGATGTTTGCATAGTCTACATCTACATTGTCAGCATCTGCTTTAGTCTTGATCTCAATGTAATCGTTTTGGACCATAGAAGTAACACCAGTTACACTAATCGAACCCCAAGTACCTGTACCGATAGTTCTGATTGCTCGTGATCCACCAATCTCTGTACCGTTCTTCAACAAGACCCACTCTACATCGTGGGATGGTCCACTGTCTTGTGTGGAAGACATTGTTACATTGATCAAAGAAGTAATGCTTGTAGCATCATCATAACGGAACCGAAGGTTAGGAGATGTAACTACTGTAAAACCCGTGACGTGAGAAGAGTCTACAGGAAAAGATAGGAACTTTTCTGTAGTGTCTGTGTCTAGGGAGTATGCGTAAGGGGAGGTAGCAGAATAAGCAGTAGCTGCCCCAAGGTGTCTGTGGATAGGTTGCCAAGTACCACTGCCAGAACCATTAGCAACGTATGCTTCACCACTGTTAGCAGCAGCTACACCCTTAGGTTCGTGCAATGCACTACCAGTAAGAGAGGAATGTTCTACGTTAGCCATATTATGTATCCTTAGCGGGGGGACTTGTTAAGTCTATTATACACACAACTGTATAAGATGTCAAGATAAAAGTAGGAAGAGGAGGAGATTTCTCCCCTCCCCTTGTATTTTAGTTACGCAAGAGGCGCAGTCATCACTGTAGCAAGGTTCTCTGGACGGTACAGTTTCAGACCGTAACGTGCAGTAGTTACAAACTCTGTACGCTGGTGGTCTTTGTTGTACTCTGTGTCCACTTCTGGCATCTGACGCCATGCACCAACGAAAGGCAGTACAGCTTGGTCAGCAGAGAAGAACATGTTTGTGATAGCATTGTTGACAGTTGTGCCACCAATGGTTTCAGCAGTTTCAGTCTTCAGATAGTTAGAAGTGTAAACGTCGAAACCGTAGATGTTAGCAATGAACGACATGCCAGTGGCGATACCGTCACGTACAACACCTTCCCAACGTGGGTTGTTGGAAACGTTAGTCAACTGGGACAAGGTGTTCAGTTCAAACTCAACAGAAGGATCAACGATAGCTACGAGGTTCTTCTGTGGAACTTTACCTGTTTTCAGTGCAAGGTTTGCTTTAGCAAAGTCTTCAACAGCAATCTTGCCGCCTGTACCTGAACCAAGCATACGGTGTGCAGTACCGTTGATTGTGTTTGCATCATCAACAGTTTGCTGACCACCAAGAGCCATGATGTCTGTTTCCAGACGTTCCATCAAAGCACGTTCCTGAAGTGGTACGAACTGAGACATGATCTCGTTTGCGTAGTACACGTCCTGCATTGCTTTGTTGGTGATGTAGTTACCAGCTTGCAGGTACTCAGTGATAGAGAATGTGAACTGTGCATCGTCGATTGGATCGTATGTTACAGCTGCATCTTCAGTGTAGTCGTTGATAGTTGCATCACCGAGTGATGGGATTTTGAATGTATCGCCGTCTGGAAACTGGTCCAGCCACTTTACATATTTCATACCCTGCAATTCGTCACGCAGGATTTCTTTAAGTTCGGCGGACCAAACTTCTGCACGTTTAGCAAGTGCGAGTGTCGATACTGTGTTACCAGCCATTTTCTTATTCCTTTATCGGTAGAAGTTGTCACCCAGACGATCAGCATCTGCCATCATTTGTCTTTGGGTTGACGGTTTATAGTATAGGGACGAGTTCTCTTTGCGAAGTCTTTGATAGTAACCAAAGTCCTTTTCAGAAGAGGCTTGCATTGTAGAACCTTCGGTACGAATGCTCCCTTGAACCAGTGGGTTTGCTTTAGGTGCTGGCTTACCCATCAACTGCATAAACGCAGCTGGTGACTTTGCTGCCATACCTTGTAGCTCTGCCAAAGGTAGCCCCAGTTCTTCTGACTTCTGCCGTACTGTGGCAGCTGCCTCTGTTCCGTAGGCCTTTTCAAGTTCTGCCTCAACAAGAGCAATGTTGCTATCAGCTACAGTTTTCTGCTCTCGCTTCCTCAGGGTCTGTTCTACTAGGCTCTCAATGTTTGCTTCACTCGAAACAAGCTGGGTATTAGCTTCATCCGACGTGCCACTGTTATTATTGTTGGGACCTGAAAGATCGGCTGTGGATGCCGATGCCTTTTCCTCCAGACGGTCATTCACACCAAGTCGATAAGCCTGTTTCTCTAGGTCAGCCTTGAGTGCAGCATTTTCTTGTTTCATCTGTTCGATGAACTTGTCTGCTTCAAGTTTTCCCTTTGCTAGTGCCTCGACATCGTTGAACTTACGACCCTCACCCACAAGATCACCTACAACAGAAGGGGCGGTCACCGCTTCATTAGATGCTACTTGCTCACTCTGCGTTGCAGGGGTCACCTGCTCTTCAGAAAATACACTCATTGTTAATCCTTGTCTAAGTTGATAAGGTCCAAAACAGTGGTCACTGCTCTATTGAACCCGTTACGATCTGCTTGCTTGTATGCCCACGATGGTGAGTCATAGTCTGCGGCAGGGGTAGTATCCTTTAGCATAGGCTCTAGGATTTCTTTAAGACGGTCTAGGCTCTCACGATTAGACTGGAGTACCTGTGCTACCGACTCTTTTTGTTTCTTTGACTTGCAGTCCTTAAACCAAGCTGCCTTCACTCTACAGGCTCCTCAGGGGCTTGAGGAGGGGCTGCTTGTAGCTGTTGCATACCCTGCTCTACCTTTTCCTCTTGTTCAGCCTCAAACTCGACCTGTGCGTCTGTGACGACCTTCTGAGTCTCAAGCTGTTCAGTGACTGCAATGTTCTCACCGAAGAGTGCTGGTTCACCCAATTCATCTGCAAGCAGACGGGCAAACTCTTTACCTGACAAGTGAGAAGCTACTGTAGGATCAGAGGCTTTGATCTGATACATGGTGGTGAGGTTCTGTACACGTTGAGCACGTTCAGCAAAGTGACGAGCACCCATTGGTACGATCTTACCGTTTGCTCTTAGATCATCACGAGTAATCTGTGTAAAGAAGTACAGACCTGTGTCCTCGTTCAAGACCTTAGCTGTATCTTCGTAGTCCATGTTACGACGAGCTACTTCAAGCATTGCGTTCAGGATAGGCTCAAGGAACACACGTTCAAAGTGGGCAGTCTTGTGTTGGAAGATACGACCCGCAGCTGTCATCAACTGGTTAACTTCAAAGGCTGTCTTCTCACCAGCACTACGGATACCCATAGCCTCACGAGGAGCACCAGCCATCATCTCCATCTTAGCTTCTAGTTCTCTAATCTGGAAGTCAGCATTGAGGGCTGTGCTGTCAGGTACAAGGTAACCCACGTCACCCTCATCACCCAAGTAGATACGAGCATTAGGCTCAAAGTCGAAGTCTTCTACGTCACCCCTGATCTTAAGAACTGGGTAGGCAATCTGGTCAAACACGTCAGCCTTAAGGTTCTCAAGGTGGTCAATGCGGTACTGCATACCAACCAAGTTATCCAAAGGACCCATGCTGTACAGGTTGTCAGGACGGTCTCTCCAACCTACGTGGAAGATAGGGTCACGACCAAGGAAGCTAGGATTCTCTTCGTTAGCCAAGACGTAAGAACGGTCTACAATAGTAATAACACGGTTGTTCAGGAACTTTCCTGTTTCTGTGTCATAAATGTCACCATAGAACGTAAGGACTTCTACGTAGTCTGACTCATAGTAATCAGTCAGGTTAGAGAAGCCATCAGCTACAAACCCTTGGGACTTGTCGTTGTCTACTTCGTTACCCTTAGCTGCACCACGGTTGCCTAGCATCTTGTTGAAGATGTCAGACATATACTCTTTGTCTGGTGCTGTCTCGACCATACGTTGCACTTCACCCAAGGTAAGGACAGAACGAATGATCTTAGGAGTATCCGCAAACTCAGCAGCTACTGGATTAAAGCAGATGTCGTGAGGAGAGATACGAACCAGTTTAGGACCAACGTAGTTTACAACACGATCACCATCTTCAAAGTTTGTGATCTTACGTTTGAACTCTACAGTAGCAAAGCAGTTGCCGTACTGGATGTAGTCATTAATGAGTTTACTTGTCGTGTTTACAAAGTCAGACTGACGCAGCTTGTTCTGCATATAGGCCTGAATAATATCTCGTTTAATCTTAACGTCACTGTCTGTGTCAGTGGCCTCAAAACGGAACCATCTCTTCTGTGGGAAGAGAGCAGCAAAGTAGTTTGCGTGAAGGTTGTCAGCAATCTGTGTAAGTTTAGGGGTAGTCGTAGAGTTAGACCAAGGCAACTTGTTGTTGCTTGTGGTACGTGTATCTGTTGCGTAGATATAGTTACGTAACTCTTTCCATTCCTCAACCTTGTTTGATCGTGCATTGTTCCACGATGTCCAACGGTCTGCAATGTCCACAGCTAGGGCATGCGGATTAATTACGCCTTCAATGTCAATAGTCGTGCCAGCCATGATGACTCCTAGTCCTAGCTATGTGTTAATATTAACACACTTTATAATCTGTGTCAAGTGTTAAAATGCAACACCACCGAATTTAGGGTGAAATACTACATTATTATCTTGACTTCGGGTTCTTCTTACTGAACTACTAGGCTTGACTGCTACTTCAACAGCAGCTGCTAGACAGTCTTTACAGTCATCGTGTGCGGGGTTGTGAGAAACAAGTTCTTCTTCTAAGACCTGACAGTTACCACCTCTGTAGTGGTAGACCTGTAGGTTATCGTAACGAGGCTCAAGGATAGCTGCGATACGTTCTTCCTTAGAGCCTTGGTGTCTGTTAGGTCGGTGCTCATCAATCTTCAAAGCAAGACCGTTAGGCTTGATGTAGTTGTCCTTAAGTTCAGACACGATAGCTGACTGAGCAGCTGTACATTCAGCACGTAACTTTCTAAAGTCCCAACGGTTTAGTAGGTCTAGAATATGCTTGAAATACTCAGAAATCTTGTCTGTCTTAAAACGATCAATGTCTAGAACATATACGTTATTTTCACTGTCCACTCCAATGACGACAATGGCTGTGTAGTCTGCTCTCTTACTGACACTGTAAGCAAAGTCAACAGCTGCACTAACATTAAGTTTCTTCCCTTTGTAGAGCCACTGTCCGCCCTCTCTGATGAGGTGCTTCTTATCGTAGTACTGGAACCTATCATAGGCGATAGGCTGGCTGTCAGGGTCCGTAGGATCGTTGTAGTACTGTGCTCTAAACTGGACACGGTCAAGGTACTGTCCTCGTTTCTTAGCTAGGATTTGAATATCGAAGCCAAAGAACTTACCGTCCTTACGCAGCTGACGAGGCCAGAGGAAGTCTCCAGTGCCGTCACCGTTATCCTCTACAGCCTTTTCCATAACCTCGTAGATACTCTCTTTACCTACAAGCTCACCCTGTTTAGAGTAGATGTCTTCCTCCATACCCATCAGGTCAGAGTACAAATCCTTAGGATGGTAACGAGTACCTACTACCCACTCTTGTGCTTCACTACCTTCAATAGACGAGAGTAGAGAGTACTGAGACTTAACCTTAGTACGGCCTTCATTCGTGTAAGCATTCTCGAAAACAACAACATCGTCGAGGACCGCAATGTCACAGTGCATACCTGTAAGAGAAGTAGTAAGGCCACCGGTAAAGATCGAAGGGTCACGGATAGCTTCTTTCTTACGGTCTGGATGGTCGAGAGCAATTTCTGATGTAGTCCACTTTTCCCGTTTACTCTCGTCCTTGTTTAAGTGTTGAGGCCAATACTTCTGGTGGATGTCTGACTCAAAGATGTTCTTGATAAACGACAACTGTTTCTGGGCTAGGTTAGACGTAGCTGAGATATACAGAACACGAAGTGTAGGGTTCTTAGTTAACTCCCACGCAACACGATAGGCAACCATAGCTGACTTGCCATGGTCACGTGGGAATAGGAGAAGCTGGTGACTCTTACGGTCTTGACGTGTCCACCACTTGCAAACATCCTCGTGACAGTTACCTAAGACACGTTGAGGTGCTACAAGTTTGATGAAGGTTACAAGACTGCTTTCAGCAGCTTCTCTGATTTCTTGTACTGTTGGCATATGTTACTCTGCCTTAGTCATTTATTCCACAGTCAGGCCAGCAGGCTGCACCATGGCAATCTCAGCAGGCGTAGTAGCCGCATCAATAGCTGGATCACTGGGTGCATCACGTAGAGCCTGCTTATCAGCAATAATCTGAGTAGTGTCAGCACCCGTCTCAAGGGCTTTCATGTAGGCCGTGTCGAGGGCTTCAAGGGGTTCAATACGAGCCTGACGAATCTTGTCACGCCAGATGTCTTTAGCTGCTTCCATATCTACAGAGATAACTTTTGTATCAGCATTAGCTTCCCAAGCATTACGGAAAGTACGTTCTGCTGGGATGGTGTAGTCTGCGGCGTCATACGTTGTTGCGCCGATCTGGATGAATATTTGTGTCATGCCGTCAACCTCCAAGCATTTCTAAACTGCCGATCACTTGGCACGTCTTCTGTTTTGACGATCTTGAACATTGGCCTGTTGTATTCCTTAGACCAGATGTGTCGTGGAATGTCTTTCATGACCAGATACTCAATCGCTTCTTCCTCTGTAAGAGGGCCGATACGAGGAGCAGTCCACTGTGCTGCGTGTTTCTCAGGGTCATGCTTAAAGTTGCCGTAGCGACCCTCAGCGATGGCTTGCTGCTCATCGTCCTGCAAAGCCCAGTAAACGGAGATAGGTGGAAGGTTCCCAGCCTTAGCCTCTTCAAGCCAGCTGTCACTAGGAACAAGAACCATAGCTGGTGCATCTGGCTGCTCTGGGTCTTCGAAGATTACTCTGTAACTGCTCATTGTGTAATCACCACCGTAGCTCGACTAAAGTCATACTCAGCGTAACCACCGTAACCCATATTTACCCCCACTGACGAAGTAGACCTGATATCAGTTATATTTCTTTCAATGCAATGCACGTCCCATCGGGTACTTGTAATGTAAGTATTAGCCGAACCATTAAATCCGTAGTTAACATTACTCTTAGTGCTACTAAAGTTAATCCTAGCTAGACCAGTACCCCTGTCTGTAACGCTGGAAACGCCGCCAGAAGAATAAATAGATACTGTACTTGACTGTCGCCAGTTTACCCAAGCCTCTACACTACCTGCACCCGCTGCAATACCTGTTAGGCTTGAGCCATCGCCTTCGAAGGATGTAGCCGTGACTGTACCATTCACATCCAAGCCCGATGTGTCAAACCTACCAATGCGGCTCCCATTGGGCTGCATATCAATTACACTGGTAGCACCTACTGTAGTAAGATTGAGGTCAGGAGAACCGTCAGTAAACCACTCGATCTTAGCCCCGTTAACACCGTCATGGGCAAACTGAAGTACACTTTCACCTGAGTCCGCTGAGTCTAAAACAAGCGTAGCATCAGCATCGCCTGTACCAGAAGTCTTTACTAGAACGGCGGTGTCACCTGTGCTGTGAACCTCAAGCTGTTCTGTTGGGCTGTCTGTGCCAATCCCAACATTACCGCTGCTGTCGATGCGCATACGTTCTGTGTTGCCGTTGGTGCGGAAGCCCATGTGGTTATCTGAGTGATCGTAACGTATTTCACCAGTATCAGCATCATCTGGATCAGCAAATTCAACATAAGAAATACTAGTGTTTCCAGCGGTAATCCGAACACGGCTGTCGTTTACACCAGTTGCCTCAACATTAAGAATGGTTGATGCTGCACTAGATACATGCAGTAAACTTGAGGGCGAACTCGTCCCAATCCCAACACGATTATTCGCTGCATCAACGTGAAGCGTGTCTGTATCCACAGTCAGCCCATCGCTGGTGATAGTCCCAGTGACGTCTACACCTGCAAACGTGGGGCTGTCGTTAGGCTGCACTGCACTGTCAGCTAGAGTGCCTTGAGCAGCCGTGGCAAAGTCGCCAGTGTCTGAAGCAGCAGCCGTGCCAAGATCAGCAGGTTGAGTAGCAGTATCAGCCAAGGCTCCCTGTGCAGCCGTAGCATAGTCAGTAGAGGCTGTAGTAGCCGCAGTACCCAAGCCAAGATTAGTACGAGCAGTAGCAGGGCTGGTAAGGTCTGACAGGTTGTTGGTTGAAATAAGATCACCAGATGCAGCACCAGATGCAGTAACCTGCCAAGTTGCACCATTGTAGATGTAGAGTAACTCAGTGTTTGAGTTGAAGTAGATAGCTCCTACAACAAGAGCATCCCCGTCATTGTCTACAGTTGGGTCAGAAGTCTTAACACCTAGGTAACGATCATCAAACGAATCCAAAGCTGCAAGGGCTGCATCCCGTGCTGTCTCTGCCCCAGTTTTAGCTGTCTCAGCTTCTGTAGCTGATGTAGCTGCATTGGTTTCAGAAGTAGAAGCATTTGTTTCACTTGTAGCTGCATTAGTCTCACTGGTGGATGCAGCAGAGGCACTAGCAGCCGCCTCAGAAGCCGATGTAGCTGAATTGGTAGCTGAGGTAGCCGAAGCAGTAGCTGACCCACTAGCGGCTGTCTCTGAGGCTCCTGCGTTAGTCTCACTCGTAGCAGCAGCCGTAGCTGACAAACCAGCAGCAGTCTCTGAGGACTCAGCATTGGTTTCAGCTGTTTCAGCATTTGTTTCGGCAGTCTCAGCAGCCGCCTGTGCAGCCTGAGCAGCAGTCTTAGCAGCTGTAACGTCAGCTAGGTAATCCGTACCATTGATAAGCAAACCATCAGCACCAATAATGTTATTACCATTAAGGTCTAGGTCTGCCTCCATAGCATTAGGAGTACTACCATCCAAAGACAGGGTATTATCGAAACCATCACGTAGGGCTTCGAAGTTAGTATTGAGGGTCTCAGTTGAGTTGAACCCTGACTGTAAAGTAGTTACTGTTGGTTTCTTTGTCATACTTTAAACCATCCCGATATACGAATATCTGCCCCATTAATTTGATGGACATTTGCGATTGTGTTCTGGGCGCTGTCTTGTATTTCTCTCAAGGTAATGTTTCCGTCTGTACCTATCTCAGCAACTACATTGAAGTCACCTGTTGCTAAGTCAAAGTCAGAAACAACAGGAGTGCCAAAGACTGCACTTTCAGTTGGAGTGAAGCCATGCCCACGAATGTAAAAATTATTTCCAGAAGTCATTCCAGAGATACTTACATTAGAAAATTTAAGATTGACCCAGACCATGTTACCAATCTTGGAATACTGAGCAGTGTCTGTTGTTGGGCTTGCGTTGCCACCAGATGCAGCATCATAAATAGAAGCTGTCCATGTCCCAGAAACGGGAGTAAACTCTAACTGGTTGGACGTGTTAATGCTTGCGCCTTGTGTAAAGGTATCTGTTGCACCATTGTAGTGTCCAAGGCGTAAGACCTCACCGTCAGGTACAGCTAGGTCATTACTACCTTGAGAAATAAATGCTGGCTTGTTTCCGTCACCGTAGGCTGTCACAGAAACCTTACCACCCAAAACCCAGATACGGTTGACACGACTACCAGAATCACCAGAGGCAATAGAGCAAGCAAGCATTGGCTGGCCACCATGCCAAATCCAACCAGCACCTTCTAGTTCGTATGCTGTACCTGCACCGTCACCCTGAGCTTCTGTCTCACCTATAGTAAAGTCATCAATCTCTTCAACGAACTGACCTGTAACTGTGTAGACAAACACCTTCAGTGTGTTGCCCGTAGCAATGTTACCAGTAAAGATATAAACATGAGAGCCATCACAGGCCGTACTCTGTAGTGGGTAGTCCCCAGTGTCTAAGTCAAACGTCCAAGAATAAACTTGTTGTGTTGAGTAATCACCAGCACCACCGTTCATTAGGGTTGCTGTTTCAAATACTTTAACACGGTTAGTGTCTGAACCACTGTACTCAGTAACGAGGTAACGACCATCCAAAGAGATACACGATGTAGCACTTCCAGTTTCAACACCTGTAGTTTCAGCATCTGTAAAGACTTGAAACTGCTGTACGTTAGAAACCGTAAGCTCAGTTCCTGAACCATCCGCAATCTGAAACCGTTTAATGTAACGAGCCTGATTGGTTACAGCTTCATTCTCACCTGTCCAGAACCAACGAGCACCTGACTTGTCCCAAGAAATTTCTAACTCTTGATGTCCTAGTGTTGTCAGTGGTGTGGAGTTGTAACGATAGCTTGTCTGTGCTCTTGCACCATCTGCTTCAAACTTATTCAAAACACAAGTATCAGGGGTTCCTGTTACATGCAGTGTAAAGAGTTCATTAGTGTAAGGGTCTTGAGCAAAGCCTTGGATTACATTACCAGAACCAGTGCCTTGCTTGGTCAGATTAAACCGTTGCAGTGCAGCCTGTGGAGCATTGATAACAGAAAGAGAATGATGAGCTTTAGGACTTGCCCCGTCTATACCATCTACACCATCTGTACCGTTTGTACCGTCTGCACCAGCTGGCCCCTGTAAGTTAGGTACTAAGGTATCTCCGTTGATAATAATTGTATCAGCTTCTAGAGTACTGACATTAATAATATCATTGTTGTTCAAGTCTAAGTCAGCACCCATAGCATTGGGAGTACTACCATCCAAAGACAAAGTATTGTCAAACCCGTCTCGTAGGTTCTCAAAGTTACTTGCAAGAACATTCTGAGAACTAAATCCAGAAGTCACTGTTGTAATTGTTGGTTTCTTAGCCATGTTAGTTAATCAACCCAATCCTAGCTGCATCATCTTCTGTATCTGCTTTATCTCGTACAGCTTCCTTCAAAGCTCCGTCAAGCTCATCCTTAGAAGGACGACCTCTTCTCTTCTCGTTACCCTCTAAGTATCCAGCATCTGCCAAGTACTTCTGAGCATTGTAACTAGCCTTGCCCTCATTAAGATCATTGATCATGTTCTTAACAGTACGAGCCTTCAACTTTAACACCAACTCTTTCTGCATCTGATGGTGGTGTTTCTTAAACCATGAAAGGCTACACAAGTTCTCCCAAACGGAGTAATCACCAAACACAGCCATAGCAAATTCATACTCAGTAGGGTCTTCCATACTAAGATAAATCTTATGGAGGGATTTGTAAGTTGTATCTCCTACCTTGTGATCTCTTTTCTTCAAAGAGTATAAAGTAAGATCGTTACGTGTATCAGGTAAGGTAGTTTCATAGAACCATGTCTTACTAGGTTTCTTAGCCATGTAACCTATCTAGTCCTTAAGGTAAGGGAATGTTTCACTGCGTAGCTGTGCTACTACACAAAGTATATGGTCCTACCTTCCTGTACACCTTATAGGTATATATAGCAGGGGGGACATCTTAATACTATTATACACATAGGTTCTAGAGTTGTCAACCCTTAATTTACTTAAAATGTAAAATAGTTAGGTAGAGTGACTAATTAACCTAAGCCTCTAGAATTTTTGTTAGTAAATATTTTGGTGTGTTGTACATACAAGCGGCTACCCCCATACCCCCCCTGCCCCCCTAGGAGTGTTGCACACATGTCACACTGTTGCTGATCTGCATCTGTTGCCTGCATGATACACCTGTTGCCAATATGTTACAGTATTATGTTATGTTATAACAGTATAGATGCGGTGTTACACCCAAGATATCCCCCCGACTACTTAACCCACTGAAAAGGTTCAATAACTAGGTAACCCAGCCAATCAATTTAATCTTGCATATATGTAGTCAGACCTACCCCTATAAAATAATTTGTAACAATGTGTATTTTGTTCTTGACGTGTGTTGTTTGTTGTGATTGTTTGTATGTATCGAAACAAACACACAAGAGGTAAGACAATGCTCAATATCAGCACACGCAAGGTAGGCGGTATCAGATTCATCAAGGTAGGAAAACTCTGCTTTTCTTTTTGTGTAACTAAAACATTTAAACCTGTAGGAGGGTAAGACTATGAAATACAATGCAGGATATATCGAACATGAAGGCAAGTGGGCCGTTACGTCTAAGGCGGGTAAAGAGTATTTCCCCAATAGCCTGACAGATAGTGAAGATGGCGCAATGGCCCTTGCCCGTGAGTACTCAATGAAGTGGCACATGCTCCAAATTGACAATTTGTTCCGTGAAGGGGTTGCCAAGGGTGAATTTGACAAGGGCGACCATTGGGGGGATTATGTAGCCTGAATATAACGGATTGATTTATTGGTGGCACTCAATAGGGTGTCACTAGATAAACCAAACCTTAGAAAGGAAAGACAATGGCATATAACAAACTTAGCACATACAAAACCGCATGGACACAAGACGATGAGGGCGGGTGCGTCATCTACACCAAGACCAAGATTGTTGAATGGGTAGGAACTAAGATCAAACTTAACTCCGATGGCTGGGAAACTGTCACCACCAAAAGAAAGATGAACCAAGCAAGCCACCAATTCGGTTTAGGTTTCGGGGTATTCCAAAAGGATTTCGTTTGGTATGTTGACACGCCACAGGGTGAGACTGTTAAATACTATGACGGCATGACGTTAGAGATGGAAGGATAAGACAATGGAAACTAAAGAACAGATACAGGCCTACATTGACAGGCTACAGGCTGATTGCGACAGGCTAGATACAAAGTATGGGACAGGGGTCAGGCCTTCATGGGTGTCTACTGACCTAGCCCTCAACTACCAGAGGATTGAGGGGGCAAAGCAACGGTTGCTGATCCTAGGGCTAGACAGCCCCTGCGATGACTGGTCAGGCGGGTATGGGAAGGGTCAGCTATGAAGGCTTATCTGTTTAGAGTAGGCATTGCCCTGTCGATCCTGATCAACGTGATCCTAGGGGGCAAGAGCAACCAGACATTCAGTGCGAGGAATTACCAACGCAAGAAGGATAACAAGTTGCATATCGTTTGGTTCATTGACCTAGTGTTGCAGAAAGGTCACTGTCAGATGTGCTGGGTTAACTGGACTGTAAGAAAGTGAAGAAAGGGGGTAGACAGAATGGAAATCCCTTGTATACTAAGTATTAATACGTCCCCCCGCCACGACTACACGTAAGGAGTAACACTAATGGTTAGTCAATCACTAGAAGAACACCTAAAGGATATGGGTATCCTAGAAGTTAAACCTAAGAAGGTAGCCCCTGACATGGTGTTACCTAAGAAAGAAGTGAAGTACGTTTACAACGATCCACGTGATCCGATTACAGGGGAGGTTCCTTTCTAATGAACGGGAAATGGACACAAGAAAACTTTCAAAAGCACGACGCAGAGAATCCACATATTTACGATATGTTTAAAAGATTTTCTCTACAAGCATCTAACTACAAAGAAAGGTATTCGGCTAAAAGTATATTCCACAGGATTAGGTGGGAAACTATGGTCACTGAGTATGCTTCAGAGTTTAAGATTGATGATGGATGGATAGCACACTACTCCCGCAAATTCATGTTAGAACACCCACATCTTATAGGTTTCTTTGAAGTAAGAGAACGCAAAGAAAGTTACCACAAAACTAATGAGGAAGTGGAATGACACAGATTGAAGCAACATACATCGACCACATGGGCAGTGACCTGTCAGTAGTCAACGCAGCACGGGTGTCGTTTGGTAAGAAGTCAGAATATGAGACACTTACACAGTGTTACGACACAGGTGAAGTTATCGAAAAAACACTGGCCTTGCGTGATACTAAGCTGATCCGTTACCTAGCCAAGCACAAGCACCTGTCACCCTTCGGTCATGCCTTCGCATCCTTCCACGTCAAGGCTCCAATCTTTGTAGCACGTCAGTTAGTTAAGCATAAGTTCCTTCGTTGGAATGAGATTAGCCGACGTTATGTAGATGATGAGCCTGAGTTCTATATGCCTGATGTTTGGCGTGGGCGTAGCGCAGACAAGAAACAAGGTTCTGAGGGTGAGGTTAAGCTAGGGACACTA